AGTTAATAATGTTTTAATGGATGGTGATACAAGTGAAATGATGCCTGTTGAAGGTGAGGAGTTTGTTGAGACAGCTGAAGTTACAGAAGAAGATCCAATGATGAATCTATTTGCTCAAAACATTCCTAAAAATAATAGTCAACCTATAACAACTTTATTTAACACAGCAGAAAATCCAGTTGATACAAATATGACAGGTGAACCTGTTGGTATCATGGCAGCTAGAGGGGGAAGAATACCTCAACTAGTTAGAACTAATCCAGATGGTTCAAGACCTGGATATCGTGGTTCTGATTATGGAGATGAAGCTAGAGGTACGGGTGCTTATTCTGGAGAAACTTCTGATTCTGGGTTTGAAGACAATACACCTACACCTACAACAACCAGCTTTACTGATGCTGATGACAATAGACAAACGTATGGAGCAACAACACAGTATAGTAATTTTGCAGATTATGAAGATGAAAAATTTGGTTATGATGATACTGATCCAGATAGAAATTTACGTCCTCAACAAATAAAACAACTTACCATATTAGATAAGTATGAAGATAAAATTAACCCAACATATAGAGATAAATTTAATGAACTTAAAGAATCTGTTAAACTTGGTAAAAGTGTTGCAGGTGCAACTAGTGGTATTTTAGGTTTTTTATCAGCAGGATTTGCAATCTATGGTGCATATAAAAAAGACCAAGCTTTTGTTAATGGGTTAAAAAAAGATATAGCTACTTTAAAAGATATGGGTGTACCTGATTTTACTCCCCACACAGATACTGCGGTTCAAACATTAGAGCAGTTAATGGTAGACAGATTAAATAATAGAATCAATAAAGATGATGATGGTGAACCAGATGGAGTACAACCTTATATTTCCCCAGTAACCCTTGAAGTAGACCAAGATTTTGCTGAAGGAGAATCACTTGGATTTAATATGAAAAGTGCATTAGATAAAATAAGAGCAAATCAAGCAAGAAGAAGTGGATCTATAGCTACAGGTAATATACAAGATAACGAATTTATGATGGCAAATAAGGGTGGACTTGCAGGATTATTTAAAGTAAAAAACTAATAGGAGAAAACATTATGAGAAATGACTTTGGAAATAGACCTTATGTTGAAAGATACTCTAACTCTAGTAAGAGCAGCGGATCTAAAAAACAAGGTACAAAAGACAAACTTGACGAATCGTTAGGTATGAGAGACGGCAAAGAATCTACAAAGACTCAAAGCTATAAATCAAGAAGAGATGAATCTAAAGGAGCAGAATAATGTCTAATGATTGGCAAAAAGGATCTGGTTTTGTAAAAGAACCAAAAGTTACTGTAGGACCAGGAGTTACAAAAGATGGTTGTGCAACAGGTGGAGTAGTTATTGAAACTACTAACCCCACAGAATCTCAAATAGTTGACGTTAGAGGAACTAAAAGAATGTTAGCTACAAAATCTAAAAAAGCTACTTGGTACTAACATGTGGTTATCGGCAATCAAATTAGCCGTTTCTGCTGGAAGTAAAATTTACGCTAATAAGCAGAGAACAAAAATGGCTATGTCAGATGCACAGCTTATGCATGCATCAAAAATGGCAGCTGGAACTGAAGCTTACCAAGGCAAACTTTTAGAGTCTAGACAATCAGATTGGAAAGACGAATTTATTTTGATCCTGCTTTCGGTGCCCATCGTAATGTTGGGATGGAGTGTCTGGTCAGATAATCCTGTACACATGGAAAAAATGGAGCTATTCTTTGTGCACTTTGGAAATTTACCATTATGGTATCAAACAATTTTTGTAGGGGTCATTGCGAGCGTTTATGGACTTAAAGCAACACATTTAATAAAAGGAAAATAATGAGCGATTGGATTACTGTTAAAGACAAAAAAGAAAAAGAAGTTGAAAATAAATGGATTCAATTAAAGAAAAAAGATAAAGAACCAGAAGAACCTAAAACTGAATGGATTAAGAAAAAAGTAAAAGAAGAAAAAATAAAATGGATTACTAAAAAATCTGATAAAAAAGATGGTCCATATATTACTAAAAAATCTGATAAAAAAGATGTAGAAGAAAAAGCTTCTGGAGGCTTGATCAGAGGTTTCCCTAAACTAGCAACTAAAGGATTTAGAAAATAATGAAAACAGAAAAAAGAAAAGTAGTTAAAAAAGTAATTACAGGTTTAAAGAAAGCTTCTAAACTACATGCAGGACAAGCTAAAGTTTTGAAAAAAGTAATAGGTCCTAAAAAAAGTTAAATGAGAGACACTAAGTCTATTGAAAATTTTTTAAAGAATAATTACAAGAAAGTAAAAGAAATGAATATTTTTAGATCCTTGAAAAAAGAAGTAGAAACAGGTGCCAATGGCACTCAAGACTACATAATTAAAAAAGGTCCTAATAAAAATAAGGTAGCAAAATCATAATGTCCAGCGTAACAGATATATATACAAAAAATTATAGTGCAGCACGAAAAAAAGAATTTGAAGACCGTGTAATAGAAATGGGAGATGGCGTTATGTCAGAAGAATCTATAGCATCTATGGTTGCAGCAGAAATGAGAGAAGAACTTAAAAAAGGTGGACTAATTGATAAACCGTTGGGTTCTGGTGGTAAAACAAAAGTTGCTGGCTATTCTCCGGTTGCAGGCAGTAATAAATTTAATTACCCAAGCGGCGGTGTAAAAGTTAAGAAAGGAGGAAAAGTATAATGGATGGAATGCAAGTAGTATTTAAACTACGAAAAAACATAACCGAAATTCAAGATAGTATATCCAATGGTATGATTAATGGCCAGGTTGACAATTGGGATAAATACAAGTATATGGTAGGTCAATTAAAAGCATATCAACTAGTTTTACAGGAAATCTCTAACCTGCTAAAAGATAAGGAGCAAAACAATGACGAAGACGCAGACAACAACAAACTCGAACTCTAAAATTGAGTTAACAAATACACCTTTAGTAGGTGTAGAAAAATCAAAACCAAAAAAAATAGATGTAGCATCTTTACTTCCCAGACCTACGGGTTGGAGAATATTAGTTTTACCATTTAAAATGGATGAGAAAACTAAGGGTGGTCTTATTATGAATGAGTCTACATTAGAAAAACAACAAGTAGGTTCTCAAGTAGGAAATGTTCTTGCAATGGGACCTGAAGCTTATTCAGGAAAAAGATTTGAAAATTCTGGACCCTGGTGTGAAGTTGGAAATTGGGTGGTGTTTGCACGTTACGCAGGATCACGAATTCAAATTGAAGGCGGTGAAGTACGTCTTTTAAACGATGACGAAGTACTAGCAACTGTAGAAAATCCAACAGATATTTTACATCAATATTAAACAATAGGAGAAACTATGCCAAACAATAATGAAGATAAGATCATAGACTTACCCACAGAAGGACCTGGAGTAGAGGTTACTTTACCAGAGGAATCTATAAAAGAAGGAATTCAAAATGTTGATATTCCTGAAACAAAACCTGAAGGAGAAGTAAATGTAGTTGAAGAAACTGTAGTTGAAGAAAAACCAGCTGAGTTAATTACTGAAGAAAAAACTGCAGAAACTTCTACTGAACCTAAAAAAGAATTAGAAGAATACAGTGACGGAGTTAAGAAAAGAATTGCTAAACTCACTAAACGTATGCGTGAAGCAGAGAGACAAAAAGATGAAGCAACTAAATATGCTAGATCTGTTATAGTCGAACAAAAAACTCTTAAAGATAGATTGTCTAAAATAGACAAAGGGTTTGTTTCTGAAATGGAAGGTAGAATTGTTTCTGGAATAGAAGCAGCTCAAGCTAAACTTGTTGCTGCCAGAGAAAACAATGATATTAAATCTGAAGTTGAAGCATCTAAAGAAATAGCTAAATTAGGTTATGAAGAAGCTAGATTAGCTGAAATGAAAGTTCAACAAACGGAGAGAGAAGTTAAAGCACCTGTTAATCAACAACCAGTTGCTCCTAATCAACAACAAATACCAAGACCTGATGCAAGAGCATCAGAATGGGCAGAGAAAAACGAATGGTTTGGTAAAGATAATGCCATGACATATACTGCGTTTGATGTTCATAAAACACTAGTAGAAGAAGAGGGTTATGACCCCCAATCTGGTGATTATTATGTGGAATTAGATAGAAGAATAAAACTTGAATTTCCCCACAAATTTGGTACAACTACCAATACGACCAAGCCTACTCAAACTGTAGCTTCTGCTACAAGAGGAGTTAATAAGGCTAATCGCAGAACTGTGCAACTCACGCCATCACAGGTAGCAATTGCTAGAAAACTGAACGTGCCACTTGAAGAATATGCTAAACAATTAAACATAGAGGAGTAATCGCATATGAAAAATAATGAAACTAAAGTAATCGAAGAAATTAAATCGGAGGTTACAGAAGAAGTAGTAAGAGACTCCCGTGCATCCGACAGTAGAGAAGCTGTAAAGCGTCCTGTTGTTTGGAAAGAACCAAATGCTTTAGATAGCCCTGCACCACCGGATGGATTCCGACACAGATGGATAAGAGCTGAAAGCCTAGGATTCGATGACACTAAAAACATAGCTGGTAAATTAAGATCAGGTTATGAATTAGTTAGAGCAGACGAATACGAAGGCGGCTTTCCAATTGTGGGAGATGGTAAATACAAGGGAGTTATCGGAGTTGGAGGTCTGTTGCTGGCCAGAATACCTGAGGAGATCGCACAAGCAAGAACCAAATTCTATAGTGATAAAGCTAGAGAACGAGATGAAGCTGTAAAAACCGATTTATTGAAGGATCAGCACCCGAGCATGCCCATGACTTATGACGCACGTTCTAGCAAATCTTTCGGTGGTAAGTAAAAGTTTTTTAACAATTACGACCCAACGAATTTAAATTAATCGTAACTATTTATAGTTACAAAACAGAGGAAACAAATATGGCTAATATAGATGCAGCTTTCGGTCTTAGACCGTTAAAAACTGTTGGTCAACAAGATGATTCCACTGGAATGAGCCAATACAATATATTACCTGGTGATACATCAGTAATATTTCAAGGAGCCGTAACAGCAGGTGTTGTTGCAGGTTTTGCAGATCTAGCAGCAGATGCTGGTAGTAGCAACCTTGGCGCATTTTGGGGGTGTTTTTACGATGATCCAACAACTCAAAAACCAACCTTCGCTAACTTTTATCCGGGTAGTATAACACCGGCTAATGGTGGCGCAATTGAATGTTTTGTGTACGACAGTCCAATGCAAATGTTTGAAGTTCAATCAGACAATGCAGGAGCGTCAGCACAGGCGGACATTTTCCAAACAGCAGATACTGTAGGTAATGCTAATGGAAGTACAATAAACGGTGTATCAAGTATGGAGTTAGACGATGGAACTCTAAATACAACGGTTCAACAATTAAAAATCCTAGGTGTGTCTAGAGATCCAGAAAATGACGAACTAACTAATCCGAATGTAAATTTCAGAGTAATGTTATGTGACCATTTATTGGGTTCTGGCGTAGCGGGAATATAGGGGTATAAATTATGGCAATATCACGACAACAACTCGTAAAAGAGCTTGAGCCAGGTTTAAACGCCTTGTTCGGACTTGAGTATAAAAGATACGATTCAGAGCATGAAGAAATTTATGCAAAAGAATCATCAGACAGAGCGTTTGAAGAAGAAGTAATGTTATCAGGCTTTGCTAATGCTTACGTAAAACCAGAAGGTTCTGCGGTTGCATTTGACAACGCACAAGAAACATATACTGCAAGATACACAAATGAAACTGTGGCACTTGCATTTGCTTTAACTGAAGAAGCTATGGAAGATAACTTGTATGACAGACTAGCGTCTAGATACACAAAAGCACTAGCAAGATCTATGGCTAATGCAAAGCAGATTAAAGCTGCCTTTACATTAAACCAAGGTCTACCTGGAGTTGCAGCAGCTGTTGCATTCAGATCAGGTGATGGAAGCAATTTATTTGCTACAAATCACGCAACTATTGCTGGCAATGTGTCTAACACGTTACAAACGCAAGCCGACCTTAATGAAACATCATTGGAGCAGTCTATGATAGACATCGCTGCAATGACTGATGAAAGAGGGTTAAAGATTGCAGCTAGAGGAATGAAAATGATTGTTCCTTCTGAAAATCAGTTTAACGCTGAGAGATTATTAAAATCTCAAGGTAGAACTGGTACTGCAGACAATGACATCAATGCACTAAAAAATATGGGTATGATTCCTGAAGGTTATAGAATCAATCACTATTTAACAGACATTGATTCTTTCTACATCATTACTGATGTACCAAATGGTATGAAGTACTTTGAAAGACTACCTATCCAAACGAAAATGGAAGGTGACTTTTCAACTGGTAACGTAAGATATAAAGCTAGAGAAAGATACTCTTTTGGAGTTTCTGACTATAGAGGTATCTTCGGCGTTGCAGGTGCTTAATTACAAAAAGTTTAAGAGGCCGCTTAAAAAACGGCCTCTTTTTTAATATTAAAATAAAGATATAAATGAAAAATTTCTTAGTAAATATATGGGCTTACAATCATCATGCTAAATTTAAATTATTAGCAGAAGATAACCCTAAATCTGTTGAAGATGCAATACTTGACAAACTAGGAGAAAGCAGTATAAAATGGGAAGATCTCGGAGAAAGCTATCATACGGGATTAAACAGAATAACTTTTGAGGAGGTTGTTTATGATACAAGACCTATACAAAGCAAAAAGGTCCTTGGAGTTGAAGTGGGAACAGGAGCATATTAATGAAGATAGGTATACTCTTGAGATGGTCAGAATTGATGACAAAGTTAGAGAAGTCATTACTAAGATCAAGCTTGAAGAAGCTGAAATCGCTCACAGACAAAATAACGTTGAAGGCGTTACTCCACAAGTTTCTGTAG